GTTTTCGCCAAATTTTGTTGTGTTAATAAAAAATGGTACTAGGCCATCGAATGTTTTTAATATCCCATGTTCCACCACTTCTACAACTAGCTTTTGTGTTTTTACATCCCCTTGTCGAACTTGAATCATTCCCACATAATTATATGGTTCTGTTGTACTTAAAACGACATTCCATTTACTCATAGAATCACCACCTTAAAATTGGATATAATTTCTTGGATTCTCAAAATCAACAACTGGCTGTGGCCAATAATTTTTCATAATTTGAAAATGTAAATGTTCTCCTGTAGATGGACCAGTCGTTCCCATCAAGCCAATTTGAGCGCCTTTCTGGACTTTTTGTCCAACAGAAACATCAACACGAGACAAATGAGCATAACCTGTCCACTTCCCATTATTATGTTTGATAACCACGTAATTTCCATACCAGTCGTAATAATTAGCACCAGCTTGAACAACTTCTCCATCTAATGCCGCAAAAATAGGTGTATTAGGATTGTCGTTCACAAGGTCGATTCCATTATGGAATTCTTTTTCATTATTAATTGGACTAGTTCTCCATCCACATTCCGAAGTAACTCTCACAGGTTTTTGAATTGGACAAATGAAATTCCCTCCAGGTTCTGGACTAGTTAATCCATGTAATTTGTTATACCAAGATTGGGCATAATTTTGGCGTTCTGGATGTGCAGAAGCTGGGCGTTCGAAGTTCATTTCAAAAGCATACGCTGCACTTTTGGCATCATTGATCGATTTAAATCCTGATACTGTGGTTGGATTTACTTTTCCGAGCCATTGACCGTTGAACATACACCAATCTAATAATTTTACTTGGGCTTCAATGCTTCGATAATCTTCTTGAATCCCTGCGGTGTTCATCAAACGCTGAACATACTCTCGTCCGTTCCAAGTTGGTGATCCGACTAACGGATAAGCAGAACCATCCCATTGAACAATCCCATAAGCTGGACCACCAAGTTGTTCTGTATCAGGGTTCATACTTGCTCCAACTTCCCCCTGAATATTTCCTAGAATACCTGCAGCTGCATATTCAGAATAGCCACGAGCTTTCAGCATTGTCCAAATTTTCCATGCTCTTTTTTCAGCTTCCGTCGTCAATTGAGGAGGAATAGTTCCGGGATCACTTCCTCCACTATTGTTCCCTGTGATTTCTTTTCCATTGACTGTGAGTTTGCCTTGTACATCAAAGTCTCCAAAATAAATTGCTTTACCATTTCCTAATAAAACTAATCCTTTTCCTACTTTAGGAGAAATCAAAATATATTTGCCGTCTCCATTTGTACGAATAACTAAAGAATTATCTTCAATAGGGGTTGGAGTAGAAGCCCCAGGAAAAGGATTACCAGCAGAATCAGTTGTTCCAATCGTTCCAATTGAACCCTTAGAATTCCAAAATTCCATTCCTTTTTTAGTTAACTCCATTATTTTCTTTTTGTTGTTCCAAATTTGGAGTAGTCCATTAACTAATTTCAATACATCACCAGTCTTGTTAAAAGAATTTTGAAAGATATCTGCTTTGATTAATCCAGTTTGTATAAAATTGGCATTAAATATACTATCTAATGTCCAAGCTGAATTAAAAGGCCCCCGCCATCCATTCTTAGAAAAAGCAATCCCATTTTTATTCATTCTTAGTACTTCTGTTGCCTTTTCTAAATCTGGATTATCCATAATAAAGATGTTGGAAGGTTTTTCTTTTGGCCATAAAACTACATATCCTCCTGCACTGCCTTGACCTGTAATCATTGAAGAAACATAATCATTAAAATCACTCATATAATTATTCGTTGCATAATCTTTTAATTTATCCTGAATAGTTACAGCTTGTTGCTGATAAAAAGCAACTTGAATATCTCCTGCTTCTAATTTCAAAGTTTTTTCAGATAAAGAATCGTATTGTAGTCCACTAACCTTTGATTCAAGATAAATATTATATTTTTTATGATATATTTTAAATGTATCAAACAGACCATAATTTCTAATCTTCGCAAATTCTTTCGCTTCTTCACTATCAGTCAACTTATCAAATTCAACCGTAATAGAAACTTTAGGCTTATCACAACCAGGATTGATCGTTTTAAAGTAATTTTTAGCTATTTTATTTAAGCTCTTAATGTCTTTTACTCCTTGTTCTTCTGTAAACTGAACATGCTCTGTATAGACATCAGGATAGTTATTAATATATGCACTATCTACTGACGCACCATAAATTCGATTAGTCGTACCTACCTCACTTTGAGGATCAGCATACGGAATAATTCTTGTTTTTATGCCTGTCCAGTCTAATTTGACCTTCAAACCAGACATATCTTTTCCATACCGAATCGTTCCAACATTATTGCGACCTCTTCGTTTTAACAAAGAAAGCTTAAATGGTTCACGTTTAATTTCTCCGCCCCAATATTGAAGCAATGATCCTTGTTCACCAGCAATACAATTTAAAACATTTCTCGCTTCAAATATTGTGCTAGAAACAGCCGTTATATCAGAATAAAGTCGTATATCAGATTTTTTATCCATTTTGGTTTCAATAATTGATATCGCTTCTTGACCAGTTTTAGAGTCTACTTCCGCAAGAGTGACTACCCGTCTTCCAAGTCGATTTGTACGACTCTGAGCGTAAATAGTTACCGTATTTAAAAAAGTATCTATATCTTTATCATCAATAAAAAAGATATGATACTCTTCTTGATCGTTTGGCTTTGCTTTTATTTGATAGTCATTTTCAAAATATTCATCAAATCTAGTTCCTAAAGGATAATCCAACTCTAATTCATATTTTCCATTAGCTACTTCATATATTTCACATCTTGTACAATCCTTTAAAATTCCTAAGCCATTCGTTGAAAAATCTGTTTCAGTAGGACTATATATTCTTGGTTTCATACTTTTCTCCACCACCTAGGCATTATTTCAAATGAATGAATATTTTTCGTCCATTTAATTTCATTTTTTCCAGGATATAAAAATGGAAAATCTAAAAATAAAGTAACCTGATCTTGATGTTCTAAATTACCATCTAATTTTCGATAAGCCTCTTCTAATTTAGAATCTATAAATAATTCTCTGTCCAACGATTTCAAATCATATTTGTCCTTATTAATATAAAAAGAAGCATCTCCAGAACCACTCAATTTAATAAGCGGTTTTGAAGAATACTTCTCTGGGTTATAAATTTCAAAAGTTTCTGTTTGTCGAATAGCAAATCTACCATTGTAATTTTCCTTAAATGGTCGAATGCTCACTGTAAATTCAAAAGGAACAATATTTCCTGTTTTTCTTGTTCCTTTAAATTCAGGTCCTTCTATTACTACAGCTTGATAAATATATTGTTCATCATAGTAAAGAATAAAATCACTATAAGACGACATATCTAACCATTCAGTGATTCGATCTTCCCACTCCTGCACCATATCAATTGAAGGTGCTTTATAGTAACACTCAATCTTTCTAGTCACATTTTTGTAATAGCCTTTATCAATAATGATAGAATCATTTCCTTCGCGCTCTCTCAATTCAATTACTCGACTAGCTGAAACAGAAGCAGGCCTGTTTTGAATATACACATTAAATTCAGAAGAATAATGTTGATTAATAAAAAATTGTCCTCTCTTAAGTTGCATATAATGTTCCTCCTACTGCACCAGCATCTCGTTTCATTTGTCTTGTCAATTCTGTTTTAATTTTTGTGGTAATCTTCCGAACCATTGAATCAGGTAAATCTCCATAAACATTTAAGTGTAAATGAATTTCTTTTGTTTCACTAGCAGATATATTTTGCTTTGTTTGTGTAACTGGTAGGTGCCTTATTCCATTTACTACAGGTTGAACAGACGGTGTTTTTACTAAATTTGTCATGGTTTGATCTAGCTTACTTTGCTCTTTGTCAATACCAACAATAATACCTTGAACAATATTTTTACCAACCATATCACGCATCCATCTTGATGGAGAATGAATATCTAAAGCTCCTTTAATCCAATTTTTGATATTACCTGCAATACCTTTGATAGTATTTTTCAAAGCATTCCACTTTTCTTTTACACCATTTATAAGTCCATCAATGATGTTCTTGCCAATTTCAAATAAATTGACTTCCCTTAACGAATTAAAGATTTCTTTTACCCGATTAATAGCATTTGAAACACCATTTTTTAGATTTGTCCATGCATTTTCAGCAGAATTAACAATTCCAGTAACAATATTCCAGAAAGAGTCCTTAATGTTATTCCATGTATTAATCATGGTATTTTTTATAGAAATCCACATATTGTATGCCGTATCTTTAATATTTTTCCAAGTATCTTTGAAAAACTGTTTAATATTATTCCAAGTAGTAATGGCATTATATTTTAAATCGATCCAAGTTTGAATAATAGAAAACTTCAATTCAATCCATTTCTGAATTGCAAAATATTTTATATCAATCCAAAGATTAATAAAAAAATACTTTATGTTTAACCAAATCGATTTAGCTTGATTTACCACTTCATTCCAAATATTTATCAATGTAAGCTTGAACCCTGTCCAAATATTGAGTGCAGCAAAATAAATATTTGTAAAATAACTTACAAATATATTCTTTATAGATTCCCAAATATTTATGGCACTTTCTTTAATATTATTCCAAACAGCAATCATATTATTTTTTGTTTCTTCCCATCCACCAGAAATCATGGAGGTAATAAACAAAACCGGCGCAAGTATAACATTTTTTAAAATCTCAAAGACGTTTTTACCAATCTCAACTAAATTATTCCATAAGGTCTCTAGATAAAAAGTAACATGTAAAAATGCATTCTTTATACCTGTAATCAATGGACCAGCAATTGACATAATAGAACCTTTGATTCCATTCCATTTTTCTCTGGCTGAATCTTTTATACTTTGCCAAGTATCAGAAAACCATTTCTTCATATTAGACCATGCATTTTTTACACTATCGACTGCATTTCTTGAAGTCTCTACTGTTTTATCAAATAAACCTGTGGCCCCATCCTTAATACCTTTCCAGGTGTTAGAAAACCATTCCTTTATTCCTGACCAAGCATCTTTGACACCCTCAACTGCATTTGATGCCATTTCTTTAGCAGAATTCCAAGTATCAATTCCCCAGTCCTTTATATTTTTTAATACACCAATTACGGAATCTTTCACATCATTCCAAATAGATATAACCTTGTTTCTAAACTCTTCATTGGTTGCCATAAAGTAACCGAGAACAGCTATTGCACCAACGACTGCACCAATAATTAAAACAAATGGATTAGCAGCAGCTATTGCCCCCATAATCTTTAATGAATTTCCAACGCCAATTATGGCATTCTTAAAATTATTGAAGCTTTTTATAATTGCTGGTATTCCTTTAAGTTGAAACATAAATGCCCCAAAGGCGGTAGCTGCTGGAACAAGAAATGGCATCATGAATTTCAAAGCAGAACCAAATTTTTGAACTGCATTAAATAAATCACCTAAAAATGATACTGCTGTAGGAATATTTGCAGCAATTACTTTTAAGAACGATTCCATTGAACTGCCCACTTTATCAATAATTCCCTTAAATCCACCTAAATCTGAATCTACTAATGCTTTATTTAATCCTTCTATTACCTCACCAACACCACGTGTAACAGCTGTTTTTGCATTTTGTATAGAGGTTTTAATTCCCTTAGTAGAATCTTTAGCAATTTGATTTAATGATTTAAGTCCTCCGCCACCTTTAGTATCCATTTCTATTAATTGATTTTGGAACTCTTCAACAGAAATCTTACCTTGAGACAACCCTTCTTTAAGCTCTCCCATTGTAATTCCCATCTTTTTAGCGATAGCAGATAGAGTAGGACCAAGTTGAGCATTAATCATTGAATTCCAAGTTTGTGCGTCTACTTTTCCGTTTGAGAAACTTTGAGATAGCTGAATAACAGCTTCATTTACTTGATCAGTTGAACCACCAAACCCAAGAATCCCATCATTTAATGCTTTAAATATTTGAGTCGAACGAGTCAAATTCCCAGTAGAAGAAGCAAGAAGTTGTACATGACTTATCGCATCATTCAAAGCGGTTGGAAGTCCTTGAATACCTTGAGATAAAAGCCCATTCTTTCCGATATTCTTCATAATTTCTGAATTGCTGAATCCCATATTTTGGAAATTTCGTAGAGCATTATTCATCGTATCTACTCGATCAATTGCTCCACTTATGGAACCTTTAATTAGATCAAATCCAGCTCCTACAATTTTAGTCACTCCACTGGCTAGAAAGCTACCAGCAAATATTTTCCAAATACTACCTAATGAACTGCCACTTTTTCTACTCGTTCTTTCGATAGTTCCATCAAAAGAACCTAGCTTTTTGACAGCATTATTCATACCGGCAGTAAAACCAGATTCATCTAGTATCATCTTCAGAATTAGGTCATCGTTATTCAAAGTATCACCTCCTAAAATTGGGTGAAGTTATCGTAGTACTCAACATCCTCATTCTCTTTTACTGCATCTCGAAAAGCAAAAAGACGCATTAACTCGTCAAAGTCAGTACGTTCAATTTCTGGTAACGTCCAACCTGCTTCGAGTAATTGCGTCTTTAAATCTAATTCTCGATAAGTAATCGAATGTTTAAAAAAAGGATATTTGAGAGCTTCGCTTACTTTTTTTTCGTTTCTGTATAAGTTTCATCAAAGCCTGCAGTAACAGATTTTAATAACTTACCTGTCAACGAAGCAATTTCTCGAGCATCGATCCCTTGACGATAATCTTCACCAGTAAACTGTCCTTCAAACAAAGTATCTGCAATAAATGAATAAGCTCGACTTAATGCTTCTGATACTGATTTTCCATCTACAGCATTTTGCATTCCATCCATTACTTCTGCTGCTTCTTCTACGACTGGGCCTGGTAGAAATTCAGCGGATTTAAACTGTAATGGTTTATATTTTCCATCTTCATTTTTCTTCATTAATTTAATTGTCGTTTGATATTTAGACATTATTTTATACCTCCTGAAAGTTCACTCGATTCTATTGGAATTGCTACTTTTGTAAACCAATTTTCGATCATTATTTTATCCACGCCTTCATCATCTTCATCAACTGAATACATATATCCAAGTCCTGGTACATCTACAAATGAGCCCTTCCAAGTTGGATGAGTAAAACTGACTTTACTTCCTTCAATCGTTGATGTTTCATCTGAATCCAAAGCAAACTGCCCTTTATAAAAGACTGTATAACGGTATTTTCCATTCGACTTTTTACGTCGATATGCAAAGGCACCATCTTGGGCAATATCTTCTCCAGAGCGCAACGCACCACCTTTGACAAGTTTTCCTCCAGTGATTGCTGTTAAAACTTTATGAGTATACCCATTTGCTTCTAATTCAACTTCTGCACCACCAAACGCAGTAAATTGATCTTGAACAACTGAATCACCATAGTCTTGTGTTGTTTCATAATTAGCTGTAGGTTTGATACTAACTGCTGTTCCCATCGTCATTGCAGTATCATATACTGGAAGTTCTCCTGACTCATCTTTCAAAGGAAACCAAGTAGGTTTTTCAACAGAAATAATTCCAGTTTTGCTTCTTTTTTCTCCCATTTATTTTTCACTCCATTCAATATATTGTGGAAATCCTAATGTGAAACGAATGTGTTGAACACCGTCTGTTTCATCAGGTAAATAGTTTTCTGGAAATAGCGTTTGACTATCGATTGTAATCGTATTAAAAAAAGCCCCACAGCGTGAGACTAATTCATTCACTAATTTTTTATCAGATTTATTATCAATCAATGCAATATCAATTAAGAAAGAAACATTTTGAACATCAATCCCTACGTTTTCAGTCCCAGATTCCATTACTGATAAAACGAAGTAAAAATCTTTAGTTGACTGCATAACTGAATCAAGATATATTGCCCCATCAGGATAGATTTCTTTTAATTTACTACTAATTTCAGCAATGATTTTATTTTTCATGTTACTTTCCTTTCTTAACGATTTTTATTGCCATTTGTTTAAATCTTCGAGGAATATAAGACATATTTGCAAGATTCGTTGCACGGGTCAACATAAACCGCCCTTTTACAAATCCACCATTTTTAGTTCTGCGTCCTTCTTCTACATACTTAAAGTAGTGTTCATTATTTATAACTGCTCCAACAATACGACCAGTTGAAAGCTTCCTAGCTTTTACTACTCGATAACCACGTCTTAAATCTCCTGATTTTACAGGAGTTAAGGGTTTAGCTAGGCTAACAACTTTATTCATCGAATCATTCACAAAAGATATTCCTTCTTTTTGAGCAATTACAGTCATATTTTTAAAATTCTCAATGATCTTTTCTGCATTAGATTCATATTTGAGATTACCCATTTTTCTCACTTCCTATCAAATTCACTTCACAATGACTAGGATAGTAAAAAGGCTTAGTAGCAAATAGAGAAAAAATTAAGCCACTGGCCTTTTGAGTTATTGTTATTCGATCTCCTTTTTTTAGCTTAATCTTAGGATGAACAAATAATTTATATGTGTCAGTCGAAACATTTACCATCTCTCCATCTTCTATGACTGCTAGTCCATCGATTTGACCTTGTGAAAGAGCGCAAGAGATAGGATTATCATATACTTTTTTGTAATCTTGAATAGTAATATTTGTATTAGAATCTTCAATGTCCATTAGTCTTTCAATAATACAACTATCTTCGTAAGTAGTTTCTAAAATATCTGCTTCATTCATTAAAAAAACTCCAATCCTCCACAACCAATAACTCTTCGTATCAAATCGCCATATCCTAGAAGTAACTCACTAACAGCATTTGTTGTTGAAGCATAACTAATCGTTGTATCGCCACGTCTAACTGAAGATACTGTTTTTTCTGATTCATTTTTTATTATTTGATACAACACTTCACTAATCACGTTTTTTAACTTTTCCCATGAAATATCATTTTTACAACTATTGTATGATTCAATTTCCAGCAAAATTATTTCTAATAAATTAGTTATGCGTTCTTCACTCAAATTTGGAAATTCTTCTTTTGTAGACTCAATGATTTCCGTTTTTAGCGATTCATCCATCAGATCACTTCCTAAATTCTATTAACATCACTTGCTTCTTCCAAAATTGCAATTGCTTCTTTATCATCTACAGAAATGATAAATTCGTTATTTGAATCGGCTGTGATAAATCTACGAGTTTTAGGATGAACAAACCCAACAAAATTTTTAGTTTTACCTACTCTATATTTCACGACTTCATCTTTTTTAGTTTCATCTTTTTTTACCACTGTAATTCCTCCTATCAAAAAAGGGAGTACTAACTCCCTTTTATTCAGACTTTAAATTTAAAATTGCCCCAGAGTTTGAAGCGTTGTATTCAAGCGAGTATTCACCTACAAGACCGATACGTCTTGAATCAGTTGTTTTTGCAAGTTCTTCTGCTCTCCATTCACGTAATGGACGTAGTTTCACATAATTAGTATCGATTGCGGCAATTGTTCCTTTTGGCAATGATGGTTCCAGTAAAGCAATACCTGTACCGTAATTGGACACGATATTTCCAATTTGCAATCCAAAAGTTACTCTTTCCCCGAACTGAACAATTTTTGTTGATTTTCCATCTAACTCATCAGTCATTAACTCCTGCATATCTGGAGAAATCAAGCATAGTTTTTCTCCCATATAACCTTTTTCATACATCAATTTAAATAAAGTATCGATATCTTTTCTTGTTACTGCACCCGCAGTGGCTGTTTCTGCCTTATTTGCTGAATTGATCAAGTTCAAAATCCCATTCATTCGACGACCTTTAGAACTATTTTCATCAGCTTTTACACCAGTAATCAATTTTCGGTTCAAATCAATTTTCATTTCCATACCACGTAGTGCTACTTGATTAGTTAATTCATTTCCGACTCCATTCACATTAATAGCATCTAATGTACCAGATACAGAGGTTGATTTTCTAAAAATTTCAGTATAGTTGTCAAACCAAGTTCGACCTGATTCAGCATCTGGATATTCTCCGCCCTCAAGCTTTTCAGAAGAATCATCGTTGTTGATATCATATTCACGCCATTTAATTTCTGTCGAGTTTGCTGGCTCTGTTTTTCCAGCGCCAAGTAAATAGCTTAAAAAAGGTGTATTGGGTACTTGCATAGCATTAATCGCTGGTGAAATATCCAAATACTCTAAATTATTTAAAGATGTTTTTTTCATAATTTTTCACTCTCCTAGTTAAATTGTTGAAGAATTTGTCCTAATTGTTCTTCTGGATTTGTAAATGTTTCATTGTTCTGCTGAACTTGGTTATTCGATTGTTGAGTTCCACCAAATGCAGACTTCATTTGTAGTTCTTTTAATGCATCTGCATGTTTCTCATTGATTGCATTCAAAACACTTGTAAAACCTTCAACAGCATTCTTAGTGAAATCTGTATCCGAACTAACAAGATTATTTAGCATAAATTGAGAAATAGACTCTTTTAACTCTCCATCTAGTTCTAATCCAGCAATTTGTTCTGCAACAAATGCTTTATTATCACTTGTCACACGCAACGCTTTTTCTGCTTCAAATTCAGCTTGTAGTTTTTCCAGTTGAATTTGCTCAGGTGACTTGTTTTTCTTAGATTCCTCATATTCCTTGATTGTATCCTGTTTAATTTTATCTAAGTTATTTTGTTTCCAAGCTTCCAATTGCTTGTCAGCAACACTTTGAGATTGTGACTGAAGAAATTTTTGAGCTTCTTCATTAGATTCCGCAAAAGTTTTGAAATCATCAAAAGAAAACTGTGGATCGTCGCCTTCGGCAAAGTATTGCAAATTCATTGGTATTAATGATTTGTGTTTCATGCTTATTCTCCTTTCGCCCCACGATTCGTTTTCACGCCCCGCATTGCTTTGAGTTTTAATAGTTGCGCCCCACCATTCAACCAAGCCCAGTATTGCGCTAGTTTAAGGTGATTTCGCACCAAGAAAAAAGATAACTTATTAATTAAGTTATCTCAGACTGTAGACAAAAAGGAGTGGCTTAATTGCCAACTCCTTTTTGTTAGTATTTGTAGAAATTTGAAATAAAAAGCCTATTTACTAGACTTTCCTTCTTTGTAGTCAGTTCTAACAACAATACATCCCGTCTTTTCATACCAATTAACTGTTTCTTTTAAATTTGGTAATGTATGAGATAATAATTGAATCGTTAAATTAACGGTATTCTTATTAACTGGAGTATTCTCTTGATAATTAACAGTTTGATCGCCAATAACCACGTAGGCATAATTACCATTCCACTGATCTCTCAAGCCATTAGGATGATTCTCAGACTCAATAGCTGTTTTGTAGGCTTCTGCAATATCAGCTTTTACATTAATTGTTAGTACTGCTTCATGAAAATCTTTCATTCTACTTCCTCCGTTTCAAATTAATTCCAAAAGAATCATGTGCAAACTCATCTAATAAATCGCCAAGTAAACGGTCATATTCTTCATCAATATCCTTTCCTAATTTTGGTAAATTAGGAACATCCGTACATCTGCAACGACTATGGAAAGGCGCTCGATTCTCACCTATGACAGCATCTTTCAGTTTATAGGGATTCTTACTTGCCTTTCCTCCACAAATTCGGCAAACTCTCTCATCCTTTGCAGTTAAAACGTTGTATTCCTCAATACCTGTTTCTAAATATGATTTTTCAATACCATCTTGAGCAAATTTTGCATACTCCGTTCGAACGAGATTTTCTATCGCTTTGTTATACTTTGATTCTTCTAACTTAAACATGTCACAAATTTCTGAGTCTGTTCGCATGGTATTTAGTGCGTGTATAACACCTTCTCCACTAGCAACACTTTTTACAATAGCATTAGAGAGTTTCTGTTCGAGCGATGAAATATTTCCCCAAAGCCTCCTAGAAAAGGTTTTACCCGACCAAGGATAGTTTAGATAACTCTCTAATTCCGCTTGGGATAAATAATTCGGCAAGTCAACATTTAGCAATTGCGATAACACATTTGCATTTGAAGCATATGAACGTTGCAATATCTCTTCCAATCGATCTGAAAAATACTTGTTCACGTCTACATCCATTGCATGGTATGCAAGGATTTTAAAGATATCTGAACGTATCTGTAACAAACGATTAACCTTTGCATAATCAAAAGATGGAAAAAATTCATCGATAAACTCTTTGTATTTTGAATCGTACATTTTGAGAGATTTGTAATTTTTTTCCACATATTCACGATATTTTTTTTGATTACTTTTGCTGTAAAACTCCATCATTTCAGCATAAGTAATATCATGTAAGTCTACTTGAGATAATAGTTTTTCTTGTATCTCTTTCAGCGCTTCAGGAAATACACTAGTTAATTTTTTAAGTGTCTGATTTTCTTGTTTGAGCCTTGCTTGATCCTCCAGTTCTCGACGTTTGGTCCAATACTTCGTTTCTGTCGTCACTATTGCCACCTCCGCCAAAATTGTATTCACTATCTGGATAAGCATTTCCATTTTCCAACTCCATTATTTCATTTTCATAATCAACGTCTGTCACAAATGGAATTTGTCTTTGAATGGTTCGTTTGGATACATAAGGTGCAAGCTTAGGTAAAGCTTCAGCTAAATAACTTAAATCAGTTGGCAAAGATCTAGAGAAAGTAAAAATAATTTTTTCTGGCTCAATTTCTACTTTGTCATGAAACTTAAGAAAAGCAGCAATTGTTTCTGCGCATTCTTTCAGTCCTTCTCTAAAATATTGCTCTTTAGTATTTGTTTTTGCTTCTAGGCTAATGATTTGCCACTTACGAGCTTCTCCAGAACTGTTTGATTTAAACACCTCATCGTTAAAATCGATTGCTTTACAAATGGTGTAAAATTGTTTTTTCAATAGATCCATATGATATTCATTGAAATCTTTCGCTAAATCTTTGGTGACATATTCTGCTTTTGCTGTAGGGTCTTTTAAGTTAATAATCCCTAGCTGATTCATCATTTCTTTAGCAGTGTCTTTGCTCATTGTCGTACCAGTAACAAGCATGTACGCAAGCTTAAATTGTTCGATTTCGTTTTGTTGATCAGACAAAGCACGATCAATCGCATCTCCAATTTCCTCAGCTACTTCAAAATCACAATAACGATTTGTATTGTTTTTAAATTCGGACAAATTAATCACTTCTAAAGGATTTTTTGTTTCATCGATTTTTTTGAATGTTCCGTTAGTAATAAAATCTAAATCACCATAACAAGCATATGTCGTAATTTCATTTCTAGTTATAACTTTCATTTCTTGGAAAAACTTTTTCTGATAAGAGTCATACTTTTCTTTAATATAGATTCCAGCATTTCCATATCTTTCAGCTCTCCAAGGCTCAATATTGCTTGCTCTTAACTCCCAACCATCATCTCCTTCCACAGGCTCTAACAATCGGAAAGCTACTCCACATGCACCTTGGAAAGTGGCTGTCTCAGGGTCAAGCATTGCAAATCTCATGGAATCAAGATTGCTTGTTAATTTGTTAAAAGCTTCTGGAACTGTTGGAAACTCTGTATCATTTTTTAAGAATTTATCTTTTAATCTTTGAATGAGTGTTCTTTTTTGTTCCGATACATCGTAATCCCATTTAATAGGTATACCAGTAAAATGATTGACTGCTTGATCTACGACAATCGAATACATACCAGCATGAAGTTTATTATTAACCTTTACAATATCAGTGTTAGGCTTTGGTCTATTGTCTATTTCATTCTTTTCGCTAGTATAAGCTAGATATTTTCTTTCGCGATCAGCAAAAAATGGTTTCATATCTTCTATAAAACCATTCGGATCAAACATTCCATCTTCAATTTGTGTTGCATATTTAACACGTAGCTTCTTATATCTCTCTAAAGATAATACTGTACTAATCAAAAACTCACCTCCTAAAATTGAATAAATTGATAGTGATTTGGTGACTCATAAAACGCTAAAGCCAGTGCGTCAGCAATATCGGGACTACCAATATTTCGCTTTTTCATATCATCTTTACTTTCTAAACGAATACGACTTCTACTCGTCATTTTGAATTTACGTGTACTCAGTTCTTTAATCAACGATCCATCATCAGGCAATTCAATAATCGGTTGTTCACCGTTAAGATTTGCTGTCATATTTTCTTCTAACATTTCCTTGATATTTCCCCATAGTTGAGTACCTAAATTATCGTAAAAATCGTCTTCTGATGTTGCACCATTATTCACTCCAAACACCTCAAAAGGATAATGATTATCTTCTATCAGTTCTTCTAGGCGATCGGTTACACCACCTCCGACACCCGTGTCATCGACTTTAATCATCACTTTATCAATACTTGGATACTGACTCATTAGATTCTTGGCCATATTGATGACATATCCTGTTGTTTCCATGGTGCTTCGTTTTGAATACTTCTCATACTCCAATGCCCTGGTAGCAATTCTAGGGAAAAGAATCGTAGAATCATCACCATATCGAGCTACATCGACACCAATATGTGCAACCGTTGTTTTATTGACTAAAGAATCACTAATTTGTTTTTCTGTAGCCAATTCAACCGTTTCAAGACTGATAAATGAATCCAACGCACCTTTGGGAAATTCTCCAAAAATACGGACACGAGCAACATCACTTTCTTTTCCATATTTTTTAAGAATCATTTCTATATTATCTTTGTTTGTACGTTTACTATCATAGCTTGATACTTTATGAACTCTGTATTTATCACGGTCTGAATTGTGGGAATCGTAAAAAACACCTTCAATATTATTTGGGTTTCCACACATCAATAGCTTATTATCAAAACCTGATAGCGTACCAAGAATAGCTTCCATAATTGGATCAGACACACCAGAAGCTTCATCTACCACAATCAACATATGGTCCTCGTGAAAACCTTGCATATTTTCTGGTTTAGTCGCTGTTCTAGCCGTAGCAAACCAACGTTCTGAATCACCAACCATATAAATTTTAGTCTTTGTCCACTTTAGTAAGTTTTTGATTAAGCTATCATTTAGCCATTTAGCCACTTCTGCCCAAAGTACATCGTAAAGTTGTTTCATGGTTGGCGCTGTAGCAATCACTTTTGCGTATGGTCGACAAGTTAAAAACCAAAGTATTGCTCCTGCTTCCAATGCTGTTTTTCCAACACCTTGTCCAGAACGAACTGAAACCTTTGGAAATTCAGCCAAATCATTCAAAACACTTTCCTGCCATTCATCAGGATCCAAGCCCAATATATCTTGGCAAAAAGCTACTGGCTTATCATAGTAATAATCAATCGCAGCACCTATATCAGCAAAAGTAATAAAATCATTGCTCATTCTCTCTCACCGCCCGTTTATTTGCTGCATTTAAAACTGCTTGCTTCCATTCTTCCACTTCTTCGCCAGAATTATTACCGCTAATATCTACTATTTCAGCTTGAATTTTCTCGGTTTGTGCTTTCATTAAATCGGTTTTGTAATCTGTTATATATAGTTCATTCATTTGTTTAATAGATTTAGCTAACTGATTGCTAATTCGAGTTAAAGAATCCTCAATTGAAAGAATGTCATCAATTTTACGATGTGTTTTTCTGCTAACTTGAACATCTTGCATTACGTCTCGCTTAATTTCTAGCTTTCTACCGTCTTTTTCAATCGGCGTTTTTATTTTTCTTAACTGTTGCAGACGTTCGACTTCTTCATCATTTAGTCCAGCTTCAGCTTGTTGAATTCTCTTCATCATACGAAATTGTCTTATCTTAAGTAGACGTATTTCTTCAGACAAAACAAAAGAAGGATCATCATTCAGACTAGAATAGATGTCCTTCTCTTCATCGCTTAACGTGTCAAAGAATATTGTTTCATATTCACCTGTTTTCAAAGCATTCTTGTTGCTCTTAGGTGGTGATGCTCTGCTGTTTCCTTTGTTACCTTTAGCATTTTGATTACCAATAGGAGCGCCACCTTGATTAGTAACGTTACTTTTGCCATTGGTAACGTTACTTTTCAATTCAGCGCTCCATTTGTCTTGCGATTTCCATTTTCTAACCTGTGAATCTGAAACATTTAATTCAGATGCAATTTCTTTTAACTGCTTTTCTCCGTTAGATTCTAACCAAATTTTCTTGGCTTCATCACGCCTTGGATCTCGTTTTCTTGCCATTCAATACACACCACCTCACAATCTATTTAGGTTGAGTTTTGTTTTTCTATTCGCCTTTTTTCGCTCTGTCCCATTCTATTTTTAAATATTTACCAATTTCTTCACTTAATTCTTCGGAATTTTCATTTAGAATTGGACTTTTTTCATCATAATAAGTCTCACTAATATCCGGTCCATAAGCTTTATTGTATATATCTATAATTATTCCCTTGATATTGTTCAAGCTTTTTCTAATTTTTTCATGCTCTTTTTGATTAGAAAAGTACAATACTAATTGTTCTGAAATAGCTAAAGCTTTATATTTCTGATTTTCGAGTTCTGATAGTAGTTTCTTTCGTTCTTTTTCGTTGAGATCCGTTTCTATTGCGTATTGTTTATTGCTTTCAAGGATTTCTCTCGAATCTTTCCCAAGTGTACTTTGATTTCTCCTTATTTCCTGCTTTTTTTTAATATTATTTTCCTTCAGCAAAAATAACAATTCTCCAACTTTATGAATTACTACTAAATATTCAGAAACCAACCTTCTGACTTCGCTTATCCATCTTATTCTAGCATTTGCCTTTAAATTAGCATCTATTTGTTGCTGAGCAATCTCTTTTTGAATTTTGCTATTTTTACTTGAACTCCTATAAGCTAAACCTGCAGCTACAAAACTAGCTAAAGCAGCAAAACTTGACCACATAAAATTACCATTATGGTCAACAAAAATATTTAAAATCATCTTTTGTCCTCCAATATTTTTAATTTAATTATCCTCTAACTATCAATATCTTTCAACATAAGATAAGCTCCATTCAATATCTTTAAATCGGAAACTTCATTAATTTAAATTGCATTTGTATCCCTCAAATTCTTGTTTATGTTTTCTTGAATATTCTGCTCACTTTTTTGATTTGTACTGATTGAACTACTCTAATTGGATCATTTGTTTTTGGTTGTGGATACTTATTCGATAGTGATAAATACCAGTAGTTTCTCATTAATTAGTTACCTCCTAAATCTTGTCATGCATAATGACTACAATCTTCTCTTCAGCAAAAAAATAGATAGAAACAAACGTATAATGTATAATTAAATTGAAATTAAAATAATTAGAGAAGGTGAAGTTATGAATGAATTTCAAATGATAAAAAGTACTCTTGTTTCTATAAAAGAATATGTATCAATGATAAGTAGCTTACCTAATGAAAGCGATAAAAACAGTGTTATAAAAGATTTTAATCTTCAGTTAATAGGAAGAGAACGTAAAAAAGTTATTTCTATAGAGATTGCTAATTATTTAAAACTAGAAAATAGTATATTTAATAAATATATTGAAGAAGTTGCTAAAGAACTCCACATCAAACTGGAAGGACTTCATAAGGCAAATTCTGCCACTTCAGAAGCTGATGCGTATTATATCTATCTTTGACAATAAGTAATTGATGTATTTTAAATAAACGTAACTTCGATGTTTATAAATTAATAGACAGCAACGGATGATAGATAATAAGAACAATCAGGAAGAGTTGAAATTCACATCCTTATTCTTAATATTTCCGCTGCTGTCTATCGAAGCTTAATTAAAACGATGAGGGAGACTACCCCCTTCGTTTATTTTGTCAATCCTGTTTCCTAATCTTTCGACACTATCATAATAAATCATTTTCTAGGTAGTTAATTGGTACAAAAAAGGTATAAAAAGGAAAGTATTTGGGTAGTAAATGGGTATAAAAAGTGTAAAAAACTGGCTACTTAAAAGCAACCAGTTCTAGGGAAGAAGCAAATTGAATGATGATTTTGTTTGATTCTGCTTTTACAGATTCCTCGCTCGTATTATTTCTTTGAGCAGTTACATAAATCGACATACCGTTGATATAGCGATCATAGAATATCTTTTTCCGTCTTTCCGTTACATCAGGTTTATGTGGATGCTGAATCGCGGAATAACCACGAATAAATAGTTTATGCAAATACTCAAAATCTTCTTGTGCTTCCTCTTTCTCAATCATCATTCGTTCTGCTTCAAATGTATTATTTGCTGTAGAAGGTGGAACCAAGGAGTAAGATGCTGTTACCTTAGGTTCACGAGGTTGACCTACCCTACATCTAGCTGACAGATATGCTGAAAGAAAAACACCAACATTATGTTTCGTGCGTTCCATATCCACATCTTTTGCCTCTGGTGTCTCATACTTCTTTACATCGAAAAGTACCATCCATTGATTCCTCCAATTATGATATAATAATTGTGTCAGAATTATTAACCAAAGTCGGAGGAATCCGGCTTTTTTTATTTAGCTTCTTTACGCCCTTCCTCTTTTCCAATAAAGTAACCTAGTATTAGGGTCAATCAACTCTCTTTTTTCTTTTCTATACTTCATGGTATTTTTTTGAATTTGATTTATAATTAATGTATTAAAATAACGGAGGTAAGATCATGGATCCATCATCTTTTTTTCCAATTTTATCTGGTATGCTTGGTGGAGCAGCTTCAGCTGGAGTCTTTAAAGGACCGATACAAACAGTAGAAGATTGGTGGTATGTTAATTTTGGACATACTACTAATGAAAAAGCTGAAATGCTACGTGCTAAACAACATGCAAATATAGCAGCTTATAAGAACCAACTATTAAAAGAAGCTTCTTCAATTAATCCTGAAAACCTCAAAGAACCTGAATTAAAAATTTTAGGACCTGCCCTTGAGGCATCTAAATATTATATAGATGATGAATCTCTTAGAGAGATGTTTGCCAAATTAATTGCATCCTCTATGGACAAAACTAAAAAATTCATAGTACATTCCTCATTTGTTGAAATAATAAAACAGATGGAACCTTTAGATGCTGAAAATCTTCTTACTATTCATATGGAGAAAGATATATACGAAATAGCTAAATTAAGCCTCAGCTTTGAAATCGGTGGTTATATAGAATATCTTTCTCCTTTGTTTTTAGGAAATAAAAATGAAAAAGATCAAAATCTCCAAGCTTCCTCATTGGCTAATTTAAGTCGACTTGGACTTGTTGAAATAACTTTCTCTGAGTGGAAAAACAATGAAAAAGTTTATGATATCTTTAAAGATACTCAGGAATATATTGATTGTTTAAAAGAAATTGAACATAACAATAATTCAATTAATTCTCTTTTACAACACACAGACATTTCTGAAGCAAGGAAAAAAGAACTTAAAAATTCAATAATGTCTGAACCTAAAATTACAAACGGCTTAGTAAAAATGACTCCTTTTGGTAAAAACTTTTGTGCTACTTGTCTTTAGACAGGTAGTTTTTTATTTGTTTTGTTTCCTCCTCGAAAAAAATTTCTATCCATTTATTAAACATTCTCATGTGCCATTTCAACATGAGAAAAGAAACAATAAAAGAAGTTATTGAAGAGACTAAAACGACTATTATCAATCCACTCATCCTTCCGCCACCTCCTCATATAATTCGAATTTACTAGATGGCCAACTCAAACGCTGTTTATCGTCGTCAATCAAAACGATTCTGCCAGGCATCGAAGCATCTTGAACTATATAATATTCGTTGTCCAAGAAGTATAATGACACGCCTGATCCTATTTTAGTCACTACTTTGTCACTCTTTTTGAAACCCATCATTCTACCTCCTCCTTTTCATTTATTGACGATAATAACAAAATAGATAACATGAAAATATTTGACCACAACACAAGATTGTGATATTTTTTACATAGTTTTATTTATATGGGGGTGACGAAATGCCATTTATAGTCTTTTTCTTTATATCATTATTAACAATATATATTCCTTTACCAACATTATTAATGTATTTCCATAGACTCTCAGAAAAACATGACACTATAGTCACTATAGATAAACATATATTGGTTATACTTGTCTTATTAGATTATTATATTAGCTACTATTTTCTTAAAAACTGTAAGATTAAAAAGAGATACTACTTTTATTTAATTGGATTAAATTTGATTGAATGGGGAATACATTTAAGCTTGTACTTAAAATTCAACGCTACAGAATTAACTATAGTTTTAATTTTCCAAACGATCCTTTTAATTTGCATGTTTACCTTCCCATTATCTGGTAAATTCAGAAATTACATATTTAATCAAAATTGATCCTACAATTTCACGAGGTAGCTAGATACTCTTCATAAATACTAACCAGTGTGTTTTAGCTCTCTTATTTCCATATAATGGCACATAATCAATTGCATTCAATATTTCTGATAGCTTGATTTGATCCTCGTTCCATTTAAATACAAGAGTTCCATTTGGCTTTAATACTCTGAAACATTCTTTGAATCCTAATGCTAAATCTTCTTTCCAAGTTTCGGGATTTAATTTTCCATACTTTTTGACCAACCAGCTATTCTCGCCTGCTTTAAGCAAGTGTGGCGGATCAAATACTACATGATAAAATGATTCATCTTCAAATGGCATATCTCTGAAATCTCCAATGACATTAGGATTGATATCAACGACATGTCCGCTATTTAGTTCTTCGTATTGTTTCCGAATGTCCATAAAAATTACGTTTGGATTCTGTTTATCAAACCAAAACATTCGACTACCACAACATGCATCTAATATTTTAGTCAATTACTCTACCTCTAATAACTCTTTATTCTCGTATATATTCCCGATAACTTCATAGTCAGTGTGAAATACTGGATCATAATAAATTCGATATTCTAAGTCCAAGTCTACTAGCTTACAAATTAAGCCAGAATGACACCCAGAGGCTTGAACAACAGCTTTTTCATGATCTAAGTGATTAAAACCATCACTTACACTGAAAAGTACTATATCCCCCTCAAAAATCTCTACACCGTTCTTATCTTTCAGTCCTGTGGATTGCATGAGGATATATTTATCTGGAGACATTTCAGCATGAGTGATCAACCTTCCTGCTTGTCCATATTTCATTTCTTGCCCAAATTTTTTACCTTTAAACGGTGTGTACCACGCTCGAAACTTCGGTATCATTCGCTGTCCTCCTACTTCTTCTCAGTCACCGTAAACGGCACAATACTTTCTGGCATGTAATTTACTTCGTATTTGTATTCATTGACCTTCGCGCCTTCTAAATCTTCAACCACATACATGTTCCAACTAGTCATGTTCACAAGATGTCTTTTGTACTGTTTCTTTCCTGTTTCAACTAGAATAACGAGTTTATTTTTATCTTCCGTATCAACATCTGTCGTAGACTGTCTTTACGTATCATACAAATAGATAAATCCATGGTGTCTCATGTTCTGAGTCACATCAAAAGCATTCAACCTCTTAGTTAACTTCTGGAATGAATTTCTTTTTTCTGCTCATGCTTACTCATTTCTTGTTTCAACCAAGCCTGATTTGATTTTGACTGTTTTTCTTTTCTCAAATTTTTCCTTTTAAGTGGATTGATTTTATTAGTTTTTTGAGAATAATCTTTTACCTCCACTACTTCGCCATTACTCACATAGGCAGCTAATTCTGCCATTTCCTTTGATTCATAACGTTTAGCTCCTTTTAAGTTAGGAACTCCATATCCTTCTGAATCGACATAACACATTGCTTTTACAACGTATGCCACACTTAACCCTCCAATAGCTAATTTCTAAATGCTCTGCGTACTGTATACGCTTCGTTAATGATTTTCTTCAACGTATCCGATGGATAGATTCGATGACTTGTATTCTTGGTATCTTGTTCATATAACCAAGCAAGCTGTGCTAGAGTATCATCATCAAGAGAAAATCTCGGTCTTTTCTTAGGTGTCCCACCTGTTTGTTTTGGCTGTCCCACCTACACAACTACTCCTTTTGGTTGATTTTCTAAATATTTCTGTAACCCTTGATAACACTCTTCGAATGACAAAAGAGAACATTTCATCTTTCGTACATGAAGCTCTTCCTTTTTCTTTTTTTCCTTTACCAAAATATGTTCCAGCTTTGTTCGGTCTACGTATAGCGCATAATAAACACGCAACTTACTCCAGCTTGAACGATCTTTTTTTATTTGGTCTTCGGTCAAATCTTTTAGCTGGCTATAAACTGCTTGCAAACATTGACGTTCATCACCTTGTTTGCATTCCCCCAGTTTTTTCACCAGTTTGAGATAGTTATATTCTTTCAAAGTATCACCTCGCGTTTAGAAAGGAACATCGTCATATCGATGCGCTTCTCTTTCTTTTCTGAGCCTTTCTTGTTCTTCGTAGTCTGCCAGCCATTTCGGGATAGGTTCTTTTCGTGTTACGTTACGACTTGGCTGAGAGTTAGAGAAAGTCCTTTGGCTCTTCTTCGCTTCCCAATCTTCTTTCGCTTGGACTGCCTCCTGTAACGTAGAAACATTGTTTGACTTCCACGTAGCAAGAATTTTATCCACGTATTTTTTTAACCCTTGCATTTCTACGCTATTCTCATAAGCAGATTGAAATGCAAATAAAATCATTTCTGATCCCCATTCACGAATCCACGGACCCAATGCTCCTTGCAAAAGTCCAGTAGGTGGTTTTCCCCAAGATTTTTGAATGAACTCGTACACGCCCATATCTTCTTCATAATCTTTTATTTCATTTACTTTACTTTCTTTTTCTATTTCTCTTTCTATTTGTGTATTACAAACACCGTTAACTACAGTTGAAGTAGAGTTATTACCTCCATTAACTAAGTTATTGTCGTCATTAACTAGATACTCTTTTTTTATGGATACTTCTTTTCGTTTTCTTGTTATTAATTTATATCTTTTTTGAATGCCATTTGATGTTAAAATTTGGTATTTTTCATACTTTTCCCGATTAAAAAATCCTACTTGAATCGCTTTAGATACAACTTCTTCTACTAGACCCTCTTTCGCCCCGACATCGTCAGCAACTAAGAACGCCGAATCTTCGTCCCACCGCAAGAAATACCCCATGTCTCCATAGATATAGCCGAGCAGGCAAAGTAGTATCTCACAAGTTTGTGATCCACACGACCTACGAATTTTTCGGTACTTAATATCTTTCAAAAAATCAACATCTAGTGAGTAGTAGTCAACGCCTTGTTTATATGGCCTTGCCACTTTATCACCTCCTTAGATAAGCGAGGGGAAACTCCCTCGCTATAGTGGTGGATTCATATCATTGAACAATGAATCCTGTTGTTCATCTGTATTTGCTGTTTCTTCGTATTCATCAAACGCTGATGATACGTCTTCCACTTTTTCTGCTTCTTTACGTTCTGGTGTATCTTCTTCAACATTTGTATCGGATAAAATATCACCATTCTCATTGATATCTTTTACGACATTTTCATCAGTTACCGTTGCTTTTTGCATTTCCACTGATAGAATTCCCCATTTACTCAACATATTTCTTAAAACAGTTTTTTTGGCCATTGCATCAAAATCCTTCTTCCAACCAAAGTCAGATTTACTAAACTTTCGTTTATGCAATTCAATTTCTTGCTTTGTCCAATAAACAGTTTTTTTGAACCCATTCAATAATTCAAAATATCCAACATACCCGATGACTTTGTCAGATAAACGACCTTCTGGATCAAATTCAAACTGTTCCGTCAATCGATTCCAACCTCTTAATTCGCCTTCATATACTTCGATAACATTCAAAGACTGATATTGACCCGAACGTTGTGCTAACTGTATATATCCTTTGTATCCTAACTGAAATTGGGCTTTTCCTTTATATGGAATAATCCATGCGTATCCTAAATTTTTGTCCACTGGTAAATCTAAGGAAGCGGCAACCATTGCACTAGTAACAATGCTCATTGGATCGACAGAAGATAAATAAGAATCGTTATTTACCAAATTTAATACACTTGCCATGAAACCATCAGATTTCTCTTTCAATACTTCTTTAAATTTATTTTTCATTGTCGGTGTATTCATTAGAGCTTTAAGCCCTAATTTAGAAGGTTCAACTGCTTGATTATTTTGTTCTGTTAGCTGATTCTTTAAATCTTTACTTGTTGCCATATCACTGAATCTCCTTTATCACTAATCTATTTGAAGTTGATAAGCTGTAAATTTCTTCATCTTTCATTACATATGGATATTTCTCTGCTATTTTCTTCAAGTTTTTTCGTTTAGAAACGACTGATTTTAAACAAATAATCCGATTAGGTGTGATACCTGTAGAGGCATTCTTTATTCCAAGTTCTTGGATAATTTGATTGTCGATTTGACGAATACTCTTCTCTAGTTCCTTCTTATTTTTGAGTAACTCTTCTTTTTGATCGAGTAGAACATCATAATCAGCATGAAGCATAATTTCAGTTGAATCTAATTCCGAATAACGCTCTTTTAGAAAATCTGACGTTGCTTTACTTCCATCGATCAGTGGCTCTTCTCCGCCGATAATGTTTATTTCCCAAAAATCAACTAACCGTTCTGTGATGATGTCTATCAGTTCTTGATCTCGTTCAACTCGTTTCCATACAAATCTTTGACCACCAATCAACACAGCGATATAACAATAATCCTTGTTCAAAACATTCATATAATGTTGCACTTGACACAAATAACTAAGTGGCACTTCTTCCCCTTCCCACTCTTTGCTAAGAAATTGATTCGCTGTTTTACATTCAAGAATGGCATTTTCTCCTACTACATCACGGTCGATATTGGCTCTTAAAAATGGATGTAACGGATGTTCAAACACTTGGTTTCTTCTGCGTACTTTTTTGCCTGTTCGTTCTTGAAATTCTTTGGCAACAACTTCTTCTAAAACATTGCCCCAATAAGCTGGTTCGCTCTCTGAATCTTTCAATTCAATTTGACCCGTTTTCTCAAGCCATAATTGATAAGGAGATTTGTATTTATTCAATCCAAGTACGGTTGCAACATCTGAACCACCAATACCTCTTTTGCGGTCTTCGAGCCATTCTTGATGGCTCATGTCTAAAGTTGATTTACTCATCTTCATCCTCCTCAGTTTGTGGTCTTCCCCAATCTGGAGTATTTAGGTATTGATCTAACGATGAGGCAAAGTCATTCATTAAACATCATCTCCTTTGTAGCCTTACATGCAGGACAATCGCAATCATTAGTTCGTATACTTTCTTTAAACTTATCGTTCATTAGTGTTAGTACAATTGTTTGCAAAGCAAATGTTCCACCAAATACAACAGTTGCTTCATCTACACTTGGATCAATCGCCCCAAGAGTGATGGCTACATCACTTTCGTTACACTCATGTATTAGTTCTTCAATTAAATTTTTAATTTTTGGATTCATATGGTAAAATCTCCTTAGTTATGTTTTTTTATGTTACCGATTAGCGACGGCCATCGCTGGTCGGTCTTTTTTGTGTTGGCATTTTGAAACTTTCTCTTACAGCAGTAACAACTACTAAAGTTCCCCAATAAATCAGCGCATATGCCGGGTTGATACTTGTCAGTATGATTGCTACAAGACACATAAGCAAAGCGCTTTTGACAGTCATTTTAAAAACCGTTCTCATTGCTTCACATTCCTTTCTAATTAGTATTGCGTTCTTCCCATTCCTTCACTAACTCGAAGTCATACTGCAAAACACCTCGAACCCTTCGAGAAGGTAACGGATCATTTTTTGAATTCGTCCATTTAGAAATAGTAGCTAATGAGACACCGAAATATTCAGCAATATCTTTAGCTTTCTTCCAAACTCTTTCTTTTGGTTGCTTTTTTTGAACTAAAGGGACCACTCTTTCCATTTGTGAAATCTTCATTTTAATTCTCCTTTCATGTATCCTTGACTGATCCAATAAGTTAAACGCTGCTCGCTTAGTTGACGAATATCAATTCCAAGAATTTCGCATAGTACACTGATCAGAGTCACTTCAATCATGATCTCGTCTAAAAACTCATATGCATATGAAATGATTTGCTGACGATCCTCAGCGGTTAAATAATCCTCATTTTTGAGAAGAATTTTTTCAACTTCTTGTTTCTTTTGTTTTCGCTCATCGGATTCTATCATTTGAAGCTTATCTAGTGACGAGGGGTCTCTTCTATAAACATCTCCATCAATTGATTTAAATAATCCAAAAAATTTATGGATTACATGGAGAGTAAAATCTGAATCTCTAAAATGATCCGTTAACGCCTGAGCATTTTCCAACGTCACGGGCTTCGTATTAAGCAATGTTGTCCAATCGCTTAATGACTGTTGAGAGACGTTGATTTGTCTTGCTATTTCCTTTTTGGTCTCACCACTCTTATTAATTACTTCGACTAACGATTCTCGAATAACACTTGATTTTTTTAACAGTTTAAACACCTCATATTCTTATTCGCCCGTATATCAATACGAGCAATTTTTTTATACTATTAATTTAAAGAATCAAACGAAAGCTGCTTCGTCTAATTCACGTTCAAGCTCTTTTTGAACTTCTTCAACTAAACGATTAAGTTGATCATCTGTAGCACACTTGATGATGTGAACTAGTCTAGGTCTTGCATCAAGTAGGATGTTTATTTTTTCTTGTCGTGTCATTTGGTGTTTCTCCTTTCTTTATCACCAGTTTCGATTTTAGATACTTTGTGGGTAAAAATTTTTGCTAATGGGATATCCAATAGCTGTGCTAAATAAGGAAGTTCTTCTGGTTTAAAATTATATTCGCCAGTTTCTCTTCTATAATATTTTGCCTTATCATTAAAACCCATAAGATCAGACATTTTTTTTAAAGAGTAACCTTTTGTCTTGCGTCGCTCTTTTATTAGTTCAAGATTTACTTGATACATATTAGCACCTCCAAAGTTTCTTTTTTAGCAACCTTATATACATATAATACATTGCGATTTTAGATACGTCAACAGAAAAAGTATCTTTTTTAGCATCTTTTTATATCTTTTTTCGCAACTATGGTAAAATAGTTGTGAAAAAAGCAACGAAAGGAGTAGTCTAATGTCAAAAGATCTAGTGAATAGAATAATAGATTTAAGAGAAAAACGTGACTGGAACCAAGCAGAGTTAGGCAGGAAAATTGGATTAGAAAAATCAGCAATGAATAAAATTGAAAATGGCACTAGAAAGGTTTCTACAGAAGAACTCCAGAAATTAGCAGAAGTTTTTAATGTTACTACTGATTACTTACTCGGAAGAAATCAAACTCCTGAATGGGCAGATGAAAATGATCTAGTTGAATTAGATAAAATGCTCGATTCCAATGTTAATATGGCTTATGGTGGCGAAACGTTAACTGATGAAGAGAAACAAAGAGTAAAAGATGTTTTGACTGGTCTATTTTGGGAATTTAGAAAAGAAGACAAAAGTAAAGAGAAGTGATTTTCTATGGAGATGGACGTAATTAGTCTAGTTGGCAAACTGAAGCAAAAATATAATTCGGCTAATCCCTTTACCATTTGCGAAAAAATGGATATTCAGATTAGGTATGTTCCTTTTTTGAATAACCCAAAGGGACAATTTCAAGAATTGTTAGGACGTTCGGTTATTCTTCTAAATCACGAACTAAAGTACTCTGAAGAACGGTTCTATATTTGTGCTCATGAACTTGGTCACGCCATCTTTCATCGTGGGTTATCTAGCTATTATGTATCTACACGAACATCCAGAAGCAAATCAGAAAGCGAAGCGAATTGCTTTGCTGCTAATCTCATTGTTTCTCTTTATAAAGAAGACAACGATCAATATCCTAGAAAAATTGAGGAATTAACAAATTTGTATGGGCTTCCTGAAAGCGTGTATAGATTTTTAATTTAATTGGCGACTATCACTACCTGCCTTTAAGTGGGAGTAAATAAATAATTGATTTATCCATTGATATTTTCAACAAGGAGGAATATATGAGTACATTTTTAATGTTAGTTGGTTTTTTTGGTTTTCTATTTGGAGTATGCTTTTTAGTATATTCTTTTTTCTCCAAAAAGAAACATTCAAAGAAAAAGATTGGTATTGGTATTCTAGTAGCTTTTATAGTTATGGTAATCGGAGGGGCTCTTGCTCCACCAACAACTGGACAAGCAGATGTACACAAAGACGCTAAATCTTCATCTTCTAGTGTATCTGTCTCTTCTGAAAGCCGAGAAAAAGATGAAAAAAAGGCTAAAGAATTAGCTAAAAAGAAAAAGGCCGAAGAACAAAAAGCTAAAGAAGAGGCTGAAAAAAAACGCCAAGAAGAACAAAAAGCTAAAGAAGCTGAGAAAAAACGCCAAGAAGAACAAAAAGCTAAAGAAGCTGAGAAAAAACGCCAAGAAGAACAAAAAGCTAAAGAAGCTGAGAAAAAACGCCAAGAAGAAATTAATCAAAAAACTTCAACAGCTAAAACCATTCTGGAACAAGCTGAAGCTAATCCAACTAGAGATAACTACAATGCAGCATTATCAGCTATTCAATCTATACCTGGTGGAAACCAAGAATTATTAAATCGCTTAGTCAATGTTGATTCAACTATAAAATCTAATGAGGCAGCTGAAGCAGAACGACAAAAGCAACAAGCTGCTGAAGCTCAGCGTCAGGCTCAAGAACAGCAAGCTGCTGAAGCTCAACGTCAATCTGAACAACAAAATAATTCATACACTGTTGATGGCCAGTGGTCTATCGCTGCAAATGGTATGGTTTTCGCTCGTTCAGATAGTGGAAAGTACTATTCTCGTGTTACAAATCCAAATAATTATCAATACATGACTCAAATAGATGCTGATAATGCTGGGTATAGTCGTGCCCCTCGAGGGAATCAATACGCTCGTCCCTAATTAGTTGCATTGTAATAGTTTAAGATCAGCCTTCGGGCTTTTCTTTTTAGATACAAAAGAACATAAGTTCGTATTTTATTTTTATTAGTACGAATTTTATCTAAATACACATTTTAATAAATATACCCAACTTGAAATATCTTACTATTGGGCATGAATTACGAAAGGATTGATTTTAATGGCCTCCATTAAAAAGTACTATTTAAAAAAATCAAAAGGTTACCGTTATGAAGTCTATGTATCAAATGGGATTGATCCCGGGACAAAGTTACAAAGAAAAATTCATAAAAAAGGATTTAAAAGTTTTGAAGAAGCTGAAAAATTCGCAAAAATCATTGAAGGACAAATAGCTTCTGAAGAATATATACAAAATAATCCTAAGAAATTAACTATAGAAAAATTCATGGACGATTGGATTAATAACTATAAAATGAATGTTAAAGAAGGAACAAGAATAGTTCATAGGGCAAATATAAAAATGTACATCAATCCTTATATTGGAAAATATAAACTAGATAAATATACTAGAGCTGATCATCAAAGATTCATCAATCAGTTACTTACTAAAAAGGGTTTAGGTAGAACTAAGGAAGGTCTCTCAGTAACAACAGTCAAAAGTATCAATGCCACTCTTAGCAATGCTTTCAAAAAAGCTATTCAGTTAGGATATATAAAGAATAACCCTACTAGTTTTGTTGAGTTTCCAAGAAATCTATCTGATAAAAAGAAAGTTAAATATTATACTTTTGATCAATCTGAACTATTTCTCGAATTTGCCAAAAAAGAGAAATCATTTATATGGTATCCCTTTTTTCTTATTATATTTGATCAAGGATTGCGAAAATCAGAAGCTTTAGGGCTACAATGGGCTGATATTGATTTTTCTCAGAATACACTTAATATCAATCGTGAACGACTTGGGGCTGCTGAAAAAGGACCTAACAAAGGTTTAATTATTACAGATGACACAAAAACCCCATCTGGTACACGATCATTGCCTATGACAAAACGAGTAAAGAAAGCCTTATTGACTTTAAGAAATCAAGTAATAAAAGAATTTGGTTTTTTACCTGAAACAGATGACCACGAAGCATTTATTTTTATAAATACTTACGGTAAAAATAAAGGTATTCCAATAAGAGATCGAACCGTTAACGGTGCTTCTCATAGAATTGAAAAACGTGCCAATCTCCCCCACATAACTGTGCATGATGGTAGACATACTTTTGCAGCTAGAACGAGACAAGCAGGAATACCTTTAGAAGATATCAAAGATTTTTTAGGACATAAAGATGTTTCTACTACACAAGTCTATGCCCATATTTCTCCCGAAGTGAAAAAAAGATCAATGAACCAATTAGAAAACTATATAGAAGAGCAAATAAAAAAGCACTCAAATTGA